AAGTTTATTTGAAGCTGATGCAAATGCTGGCTCTCAGAATATTGCGCAAGAAGATCTTGCGTTACCTTTTCTGAAAGTCTTGGGACAACTTTCTCCTGAAGTAAATAAAAAGAACAGTAAATATGTCCAAGGGGCAGAACCTGGCATGATTATCAATACTGTTACTAATGATATTTATGACGGTGAGAAAGGGATTGATGTCGTGCCAGTCTTCTACAAAAGACAGTATATAGAATGGCAAGACAGAGGTGAAAGTTCGGGCGCGCCAGTTCAAATTTATGAGGCTGGTGATGATATCCCACAGGCAACACGGGATAAATCGAACAAAGATAGACTACCAAATGGTAATTATCTTGAAAATACAGCAAGTCACTTTGTGATTATTGTGTCTGGAAGTGCTCCATCAACAGCTTTGATTTCTATGAAAGCGACTCAATTAAAAATTAGTCGTAAATGGAATTCAATGATGATGGGCCTTAGACTTCAAGGTAAAAATGGTTTATTTACACCGCCAACATATAGCCACATTTATAATTTAAAAACTATACAAATGACTAATGATAAAGGTACATGGTATGGTTGGGATGTGTCCAAGGTTGGACCTATTACTGACAAAGGGATTTATGATCAAGCTAAGCTTTTCTCAACGAAAGTCGGAAAAGGAGAAGTGAAAGCTAAGCATGGGTCAGAAGAACCTAAACCAGTTACGCCATTTTAATTTTTTCCTAGCTAGGAGAATAGAGGCGGTAGCGGGAGACTTAAGCCGCCTCGTTAAAATATATGAAAGAAAACATACAGAGATTTAAAAATATATTTGAAGGATTTAATGGAGGCTTTGGTGTCTTTCATTTTAAACAGTCCGCAGGTCTAAAACAAAAAGGCAAAAGTTATACTTCTAGAGATCCACTTACTGATGAAATATGGTTAAACCATCTAACTGGCAAACCTTTCCAGGCTAAAATTATTAAACAAAATGGGGAAGAATTTCAATGTGATGTTGATAGTATTGGAATTGCTCCTGTACGAGAAGATCATAAATGTAAATGGGGCTGCATTGATATTGACGAATATCCAATTAATTTTAAAGAATTAAACAAAAAAATTAGAGAAAGAAAACTACCTTTAATTGTTTTTAAATCAAAAAGTAGAGGTGCCCATACTTTTATGTTTGCAAAAGATTGGGTTCCAGCAAAATTATTACAAGCTAAAATTACAGAAATTGCAACTACATTGGGCCAAGCTAATTTAGATCGAATCTATCCTATTCAAACAGAACCAAAAATTGAAGAACGTGGAGAAATTGGTAATTGGTTGAATCTTCCTTATTATTTTTATAGTAATCCAAATAAAAACAGGTGGAGATGTGCCATCAATGATGATGGATCTGACGCAACCGCAGAACAATTTTTTAATCTACACGATAAATATTCCTTGAGTGAAGAACAATTAGAAAATTTTAGTATTCCACTCGAAGATGATTGGTTCAAAGATGGTCCAATGTGCTTAAAGCAAATGGCAACCTTTGGCTTTGTAGAAGGACAAAGAAATAATACTCTTCATGAAATAGGAGTTTATCTTAAAAAAAGATTTCCAGAGCCTGAAGGGGAAAATGGTTGGAAAAGAAAATTAGAAAAATACAACACACACTGGTTTAAAGATTTACAGGGAGGTCCGTTGGGATCTACTGAAGTTTTAACTATTCAAAACTCCTTATTTAAAAAAGATTATTTTTATGGATGTAAACATCCTCCGCTTAAACCTTTTTGTAGACCGTATGAATGTCGACTTCAAAAATTTGGAGTGGGAGAAGGAAATGTTCCAAATAATAATGTTAGTAAACTTTCCGTAATGGTTTCTAATCCTAAAGTGTGGTTTTTAACGTATGAAGGAAAGACTGTGGTTATTTCATCACGAGAATTGGCTACTCAAAGATTATGGCAAATTGCCGCAACCGAACAAACCGGCAAAACCCCTCAACTTTTAAAACAAAAAGATTGGGAAACTCTTCTCAACAAATTACAATCAAATGTAAATATTATCCCCGCTGATCCTGAAACGACAAATAGAGGAAAACTTAAAAAATTTTTAACTCAATGGTGCTTAGATATGGTCAATGTAGAAGAAGAAAAGCAAGGTAAATGGGAGGTTGCTTACCAAGATAAATCTCCTTTCATAGATAAGGACGGAATTGTTTGGTTTAGTTTAGATTGGTTTAAAACACATTTGCTTACTCAAAGAGAATGGGAAATGGGGGCCAATCAAACCACATCTTTTATAAAGATGGTGTTTGACAAAAATAAACTAGGGGGGCCTTGTCGGAAGGATAATAAACGTTGCTTTTTTATTAAAAAAGAGTACTTTGAAGACTTAGAAGATTTAGAGGCGAAAGAAATGAAAGGACCAGAGATACCGTTTTAATGAGAGAGAAATTTATAGAGAAAATATTTGGCGCTCCAGGAACTGGAAAAACTCATACTTTGATTGCTAGACTTCAAAGTCATTTAGAGAAAAATTGTCCATTTGATCAAACCTTAACCACTACTTTTACCAAAGTAGCTGCAAGACATATTAAACGCCGAATTCAAGAAAGAAATCATAATAAATTTAATGATAAGGAACTACATTATAGCGTAAAAACTATTGATTCTTATTTAATGAGCAAAATAAACGAGGACAAAGAGATTTGTTATAATAAGGAATTTTCACTAGAATTTCATGGTGTGGAGAAAGAAAGCCAACTTGATGATCAACGTAAAAGACATTTTTATTGGGGCATGGAGATTCTTAAAAAAGGAAGAATCTTTGTTGGTGATGGTATTGAAAATATTTTAAAATATTATGATACCTTATCTCGTCCTATGATTGGAAGAAGGACTTTAATTTACATGGTCGAAAGCTACGCGAACTATAAAAAGAATCATCTAAAAATGGATTGGGAAGATGTTAAGTATAAAGGTTTAAATCCTAAAATTATATTTCCAGAAAACATTGTGCTGATGATTGATGAAGCCCAAGACTGTAATAGACTTGAATGGTTAGTTATCAAAAAATTAATTAGTGTATCTAAAAATGTATATATTGCTGGAGACGATGATCAAGCTATTTATGGGTTCAAAGGTGGTGAAGTTGAAACCTTTTTAAATTTTAAAGTAGATAAATCAACCGTTCTAGAAAAATCCCCTCGATTAAATAAAAAAATTTGGGACATAGCTCAAGGCGCTATTCATCTTATTTCCCCAGAAAATCGTCAAGAGAAGAAATATAATCCCACCAACATTAATGAATTTAAAATGCCAATTTCTGGATTGGCTTATGCATTTAGAAATAAAGAAGCCATGGCTAGAGAATATTTAAATATGGAGATAACAGATCCTAAAGTCGATATTCATTGGCTCATTTTATCAAGAACGAATAAAGTTTTAGATATGAGATATTCCCAAGAAAATTATTCTTGGTCTCAAATTTTAGCCCGTAATTATATGACGTGGGAAAAAATTGAAGAGTCTAATGGATTTATGAATGGAATAGAACGCGGAACCACACCAAATATTCAACCAGATCAAATACGAGCAATTGAAATTTGGATGAATTTACAAAAAGGTGAAAAAATTTCAGGGAAGGATGTTAAAGAATTTTATAAAATTATTCCTCCAGGATTTATAAGAGATAGAAAAAAGACAGCCCTAACTAAAACCGATTCGATTATTCTTAAAGATGGTCAATATACCTATGGTGATTTAAAAGAAAAATTTTATTTAGATGCAGAAATTAACTTACCATGGTTTGAACTTTTAAATCTTCGCCCCCGCCAATCTGATAAAACACATTATGTTAATTATGTAGATTATTTGAAAAAAGTAATTGAAAAAGGAAACCATAAAAAATCTAAACGAATTCTATTGTCCACTGTACATGGAGCAAAAGGGTTAGAGTCCGCAAATACCATTTTAAATTGTGATTGGACTTATAAACCTTACAACTCTTATTGCATGGGTGGAAAACATAGAGAAGATGAACTGAGAATTTTTTACGTGGGAATT